GTCCTTGATGAAAAGGGCACTTTGATCGATCGCATTCCTGATCCATCTATTGTTGAAGAAATGGACAGAATGCTGGCCTGTTGGGCCAAAGGTGAGCGCGCATACCCAATCATGCGTGCTTGTCTCAAAGACGAACCAACTCCTGTTGGTAAGGACAAAGTACGGGTTTTTCAATCTTGCCCAATTGCTTTTTCCATCCTTGTCAGACAGTATTTCTTACCTGTCATCCGATTTATCGGTTGTCATCCTAGAGAAACTGAATGTTCAGTTGGCATTAACTGTTTTAGCCCTCAGTGGGAAGAATTGATGACATATGCCGAGAAATATGGCACTGAACGCACTCTGGCCTTCGACTATTCCAAATATGACATTACTTGTTGTTCTCAGGTAACTGCCATGGCTTTGCAAGCCATGATAGATCTTGCTGAGGAAGGTGGATATCCTGCAGAGGATCTCACTATTATGCGAGCAATGTTAACCGAAATAGTCCACCCAATGATTGATTGGAATGGTACGCTATTGCAATTTTTCAGCATGGTGATTTCTGGAATCAACTTAACAGTTCAAATGAACTCTATAGCCAATTCTTTCTACATGCGCATGCATTTCTTTGCGATGTATAGAGATGCCCTTGATTTCAGGTCTGCTCAAGCCGTTACTACTTATGGTGATGATGGCTATGGTACCGTACATCCTGACTATCCTAAGATAACTTTTACTAGTTATCAAACATGGTTGGCTAAGTATGGTAAGAAGATCACCCCTCCCGATAAGACAGCGGAGGCTGTCGACTATCTCCCTGGTTCCGATTTCCTTAAAAGAAATTCCGCCTACATTCCTGAAATTGGAATGCGGATTGGGTGTTTAGATGAGGCGAGTCACTTTAAGAGTTTGATGTGTAATCTTTCTTCAAAAGTTGAAACGCCTGAAGATGTTGCCCGATCTTCAATTGCGAGTGTCATGCACGAAGCGTTTGCCCTTGGAAGGGAACGCTACGAGTATTGGCAAGAGAACCTTAAGAAAGTCTGTGAACGCGCAGACATTCTTTGCCCTATCCTCAACGTAACTTTTGACGAACGCGTTGAGGCTTGGAAAGAAAAATACGGTCCGTCACTGGGACCCAACCCAGAAACAAATGAGAATCTCCTTACATAAAACAGCGTACACCAACTCCGCAAATAATAGAGTGGTTACATACCGTAGCGATCGATAAATCGTTAGAGTTGGATGACTCGTCTCCTTTCCTACATGCCCTTGTACATTTATATATTACATATGATTCATTGTCAGATGATACTGACGCTTACATATATTCCCGTGATTACTTTGATGCCTTTGGGGCACTTCTTGTTTTGTGTAGTAAATCACCCGTGCCCGCTTACCGCGTGTACCCAAAAGAAGTTTCGCAACTTCAAAATTCGCTTTTAAGCGACCATACTCCATGCTCTCAAGAGGTGGAGAATGCAACATATGTTGATGAAGTAGCTGGATATGTCAATTCTGTAGATGATATCTATGATTCCGTTCGCACTTCAGCAACAGCAACTGATGTACCTTTGGCCTCCTTTCTATCGAGGCCAGTCAAAATTGCTGAATTTGTTTGGTCCATCAACACTCCCGTTACCGGACTTATATATCCATGGGAGCTTTTCTTTGGCAATTCTCGTGTATCCAATCGTTTGAATAATTTCCGCCTTTTACAGGCCAAATTACACGTTAAATTTGTTATCAATGGTACACCATTTCATTTTGGTCGCCTAATAACCTCGTATTATCCTATGCAAGATTATGATGATTCAATTGTTGTGACATTTAACGATTCTGATCTTGTTTTGCACTCCCAAAGAATGCATTTATTGCTCAACCCTTCTGAAAATGAGGGTGGAGAGTTGGTTTTGCCTATTTTCTGGTGGAGGAACACTATTTGCACAACCAATGAAGCAGCTATCACTAGTGACTTCAAAAAGATGGGTGCTATTCTTCTCCAAGTAATGAACCCACTCTTACATGCTAACGGTGGTACAGACCCCGTTGGTGTTTCGGTTTTTGCTTGGGCTGAGGATGTTCGTATGGATGTTCCTACTCAGTATCCAATGAGTGGTCTAATTCCTCAGGCCAAAGAAACTAAAAACAAATCAGGTTCTGACGAGTATGCTAAAGGTCCCGTCTCTGGCGTTGCCAGTGCGATAGCCAATTTTGCAGGCAAACTCAAAACTATCCCGTACATAGGACCCTACGCCACCGCGACCCAAATAGGTATGCAAGCTGCTGGGAAAATAGCCGCTCTTTTTGGTTATTCCCGGCCTACAATGCTAGAATATCAACAGTTTCGACCTGTACCCAAAGGCAATATGGCAATTGTAAATCTTCATGATGACACAACCAAAATGTCTATGGATGCTAAGCAGGAAATAACCATTGATCCTCGCGTCTTTGGTGGCACGGCTGGTGGCGATGAAATGGAGATCCTTAAGATTGCTCAAGTGGAGAGTTACCTTACACAATTTCCCTGGAACAATGGAACCGCGCAAGAAGCTCGACTATTTACCTGTATGGTTGACCCGAGTTTAGGTGTTCTTTCATCTGTACCTAGTGGTTTCATTGCCATGCCTGCTATAACTTTTGCTAGTACACCTTTTAAGTATTGGCGTGGAAGTATAAAATTTCGCTTCCAAGTAGTTTGTAGTAGGTATCACAAAGGCCGTCTTAAGATTGTCTATGACCCAGTTGGATCTCCATTAACAGCTGAGTACAACACTGCTTTTACAACAATTGTCGATATATCTGATACAACTGATTTCGAGGTTGTTTGCGGCTGGGGCCAAGCAAATACTTATAGAGAAGTTCACCCTCTCGCTTTGTATAATCCGCCTTTCGCTGCCGGTGGTCAACCTTTCTTCTATGATTCTGACTCCGATTCTTTTGGTAATGGAGCCATCTCTGTGTACTGTGTTAATGATATCACAAGTCCAGCTGCAGATACAAATGTTTCTGTGAATGTTTACGTTTCTGCGGGAGATGACTTCGAAGTTGCTGTTCCTGACAACACGTATGTTTCCCGTTTACGTCTGCAAAATGACGTTACAGTGGATCCTTATGTTGTCGCAGCTGCAAGACTTCCAGCTATTGAAGAAGTCGAACCTATGAAGCCACAGTCTTCTGAGACAAGCACACCTGCTACAAGCGAGGTTACTGACCCCACGACTGCTCCTGTTGTCCAGACTGATAGTAATATCATTCCAACAACAGACGCTGCCAATTTGGTACATTTTGGGGAGTCTGTTCGTTCCTTGAGACAAATCATTAAAAGATATTGTCTCCATGAACAAATTCCTTTAAGTACTGATTTGTTCCCCACTTTCAACCAATATCAAAGGTCTGCTTTACCCTTTGTACCTGGTTACACATCTAGTGGTGATCAAAGTTCTATACAAGTACCCCTTGGCGTTACCATTCCAGCTGGCACTGCCGGCTATGCCTATGGTAACATGACTTTCCTTCGTTATGTTACTCTTGGGTTTGCTGGATGGAGAGGTGGTGTTCGTTACACCATTGACCTATCTAATGCTCCATGTTGCACTTTAGGAGGTGTAAGGGCCACAAGGTATACTTCTTGCATACCTGAAAATATTACTGATCAAAAATTAGCTCAGTCCACACCGAACGGTCGAGCCCAGACTGTTCGCAACAACAAACAAAGCACAGGAGGTGAAGGCATCGTTTTAGCCTCTCCTCGTGTCAACCCTGTTATCTCGTTTGAAGTTCCTTTCTACTCAGAGTATCGTTTTATGCCTCCAAGGCAATTCGATTATTTTGGAGGAGATGATCCCTCTAGTGGTACACAGCTTCCCCAACCTTGTTGGAAGCTTATCGCTAATCAAATGAGGAGTACAGGTAGCGCGGCAGAAGACCAAGCGTTAGCGGTCGCTACTATTGATACCTATGTTGCCGCAGCCGAAGATTTTAACGTCGGTTGGTATCAAGGTCCTCCATTATTTTGGTTGGAGGGCGCACCACCCACTTCATAGTGGGCAACAACACACACACTCTGCGAGAGCCCGCAGAACGGCATTTATGTCGTTGGCTTGAACTGGAGAGAAAAACACAAAAGAGTTTTGATCCAGTTCTGCTGGATTACCATTTTATCTTATGTGCTCATCTTTCATAGCTCATGCCGGAATCTTTTATTACTGGTTCATCG